GGCAAAGCCAACCGTACCGGCGGCAGCAGCCAGCAATGTGAACGGGTTGATCAGTCCGATGACGTAGCTTGACAGCGCCTTGAACGCATTACCAACGCCGCCGAACACGTCCTTCAGTTGCCCGCCTTGTTGTAGCAGTACGGTGAGAGGCGCTTGCCCGCCTTGCAGCGAAACAATGATGTCGGTGAATTGTGCTGGGACTTGGCGGAGGGCGGCGGCTGTGCCTTTTGCCGTCAGCCCCATTTCATTAAAGCGTGGGTTGGTCTTGGCGATCTGCTGCTCAATAGCTTTTAGACCAGCAACTTGACGGTTTATTTCATCTTGCGGTATGCCAAAAATCTTACCGCGAATGGCTGCTCGTTCTGATGCAGTTTTACCAGTTGCCTCAAGCTCAAGCGCTGCACTCTTAACTGAGTTTTGGTAGGCTTTTAGATCGGCTGTTTCTTTTGCAACACGTTTTGCCTCATTAGCCGCCCATTGATTTTTCAGTTGCTCATAGTGAGCATTTTCTGCCTGTATGGCGCGAATAGCCTCTAGTTCAATGCGCTTCTTTTCTGCAACAAGTACAGCATTAACCTTGAACATGCGCTCGTCTTGCGCTTGCAATGCTGCTTTTGCCTCTTTCCCTGCTCGGATTGCTTCAAGCTCAATCCTTTTGTTTTCTGTAATTCTTTGCGCATTGAGCGCATTCCAGTGGTCGTTTTCAGCTTTTGCTTCAGCAATGGCTTTTTGCGATGCGAGAACACCGTCTAACTCGCTACGCGCCGCTTTTAACGCAGCAACTTGACCAGCCACATCGCCAAAAGATACGCCTTTTCTTTCAATTAGTTGTTGTGCTTTGCCAACTTCATCGTATGCCCTTGCCTGCGCAATAACGGCATCTGTTTGTCGGATTATGTTGTCTCTTAAAGACTTTACTTTACCGCTAACTTTTTCAATCTTTACTTCGTCACCGACCTTTGACATCGATGCGCCAGCGTTGTCAGCAGATACGGCAACGCCATCAACGGCTTTGGCAATGTCGTTAAGCGACTGCTTTGCTTGCCCGCCGTTAACAACAATTTCAATCTCTGCGCGCTCGTTTGCCATTTTTAGTCTTAATAAAAAAGCCCGCGTGGTTGGTGCGGGCTTTGGGCTTGAGTTGGTTACTAGCTAAATTAGAAATCCACGCTCTTGCATGAAATCTACCGGGTCTTTTGCGTGTTTCTGCATGTTGCAGACTTTTGTCAATAACTGCATATTGCTATCTGAATTACTACCGCCTCTAGCTAGTGGAACTATGTGGTCTAGGTGGTAATCCTTTCCCAAGCTATTGCCGCAGCATGGGCACTTTCCTTTTTGCAGAATAAGTAATTTATCCACCAACCCTTTTGAGCACTCACCCCCGTTAGCTAACTTTCTAGCCCTTCGGTTTTGCACCCTTACGCGGTTGGCCTCTGGGTTTGCTTTTGCCCAGGCTGCATACGCAGCCTTAACTTTATCTGGGTTTTCTAGGCGATACCTTCGTGCAGCAATGCGCTTCTTGTCTTTATTATTTTTGCGGTACTCAGCCGAATTCGCTAACCTAGCCTCTCTGTTTTTAATGTACGCTGCTCTTGCTTGCAGGCCGATAGCCACTTTATTTTTCTGCCTATACCTCAGCTTTATCTCGCTTACAACATCTGGATTCAGCTTTCTGTACTCAACCGCTTTTTTAGCTATTTCTTCTCTGTGCTTCTGCCTGTACGCGGCAGCATACGGCTTTTCCTTTTCGGGGTTCGCTTTTCGGCGATCTCGCCTTGCGGCGTTATGACACTCTTTACACCCTCTGCCAGAAAACAGAACGCCACACTTTTTACATACGCGAGGGGTGCTGTAGTCAAACGCAGCCTTTTGCGCGACACCTATAATTTCGTCAGCCATGATGACCTCTTATTCAGGTTGTGTGGTTAGAGCCTGATTGGTGGTGGTACACCTTTCAGGCTCGTCTATTTTAACTTTTCTTGTGCATTTCTGCAAGCGCAGATCGCTCCATTAGCTCAATATCAAGCAGCATTTCATCCCATTTTTCTGGGGATAAATTCATTCTGTCAAGCAGCGGATATATTGCCTCGTACCGTAGTCCTACAGGGCCGCTCATGCCGTGCATCCATCTTGTTCCAAGCCTCGCAAACAGCTTGAAAACTTCGGTGTTTTCCTCCCACACCTCCACCTCTTCGCCCTCGTAGTCAGCAAGGGTTAATCCTGTGCCTGCAAGGGATTCTTCGGTGGGCTGTGATGCGTAAAGGGCAGTAGCGGCCTCAATCAGTTTTTTGTACGGCCTTCTGTTACAGCGGTGCGGTAGGTTTCCATGATGCTGTTTGAAACACCGGGGAATTCATCGCAAAGTTGTTGCAGGTTGGTCTTGTTCAATTCATCGTCAAGGTTCCACCCGTCAAGCACTTGAATAAGGTAGTCGGCGTTGGTATCACGGGTTTTTTCCATGATCTCGGCAATGGCCACCTTTTCATCGGTATCGGTTGGTTTGACACCAGCGTCAGCAAAGATGCCGTCAAGGAATGCACCAAATTCGGTGCGTGTGCGATACTTGAACTCGCATTCAATCGAGCCTTTAGTGCCGTCAAGCATGTCAACAGTGATGACGCGTTTGAATGATTTTGGGGTTTTCCCAAGTGAAATTTTTGCCATTGTTTTTCCTTAGCAGGGTTACAAAATGCCCTTGCCCAGCCTGCCCGCCCTGCTAAGAGCGAAACAAGCCGGGTAGGTACTTCTTAAGATACGTAGCGGGTGATCTTGCCGTTGCCGTTGATGGATACCGCATTGGTCATGATCTGACCGTCTGTCATCTTGACGTTTTCGTTCAGCGACACGCGGCTAGGCGTGAGGATGATGGCGCCAGAGCGCAGCGTTTTCTTCAGCACGGTGTCAGTCTGCACTTCAGACAACTGCACCAGCGCGGCGTAGGCTGTGCCGCCAAACTCGTCAGCGTCAATCTCAAAAGACTCGGTGACCGCCGTGAAGCCGTCGTTGATTGAGTCCTCTACATCCGACTCAAGAAACTTGACCGTGATGTTCTTCGGCTCGCCCCCGCTGGAGGTTGGGTTGACGATCTTGTTGATCTGCTGGAACGTAGTTACTTTGCGCACCGATCCGCCACCCGACCCTGATGGGAAGAAGTCGGTGTTGACGGTGTTGATGCCCTCGGCCACAAAAGAGTCTGCCAAAGAAGACTTGACGCGAACAACGCGGCGGTTCAGCCGACCCCAGCCGCTATACAGCTGAACAATGTCGCCTGTGGAAAAGCCGTGTGCGGTGCTTGATACGATCGCTTCGGTTGCGTTGGAGATGCCGCTGACTGTCTTTGCGGCTGCAAAGGCGGTGGCAACGGAAAAAATAGTACCTGTAGGGACTGAGGCCATAATAATTTCCTTTAAATGAACGAATTGCCCGCAAAGGGCGTAAAAAAACCCGCCAAACTTGCGTCGAGCGGGTTGCTGTAAAGCCCTTGCGGGCACAAAAAAAGCACCACTAGGGTGCTTTCGTTTGTTGGTGGTTTTGACCTCTATCTGGTAGAGGTCACGTTAAAGTCTTGCATTGACCCGTAGGTCAGCATGTCGTGGTCGTAGTCGTTCGACGCTGCACCTATCGGCCTGGCTTGAAACGATTGCGCAAGTACCATGGCAGATTCAACCTGCAAAATGATGCTGCTTGCACTTGCCCGCGTATCTGCCCATACGTTGATTTGGAAACGCCCGTTTTTCAGGCTGGGCACAATGTCGTCGTTGTAGCTGATGGCCTCGCCACCGATCTGTGTGTAGGTGATGTACGGCTTGGCTGTTGTGATGGGAGCGATGTCGGGGTAGCAGCGGTTGCCAACCAACCCCTTTAGCGCTGTAAAAATGTCCGCTTCGACTGTCATTTGGTCAATTCTTCAATCAGTTTGGCTTTCATGGCGGTGGTCGCTGCTGCTTGCTTTGCGGTATAGGATGATCTGATAAATGAACGTGGCACCCATTGCACCGGGCCACCTTTGCGCAAGACGTAATAGGCATCTTTGGCAGCTTGTGATGCATTTCTGCTAGGCTTTTTCTTGCCCTTCGCTTCGGGGCGAATCATGGTTTTAAATTCGCCTTTGCTGTTGTAGTAAACCTGATACCGCTGCACCCAACCAAACTCAATCAAATGACCGTGCGGCGCTGTAGGTAGCGCTGCACCTTCAGCACCCTTGCCGTAACCCGTGCGCCATGACACCTTGTAAGTTGCTCTTACCCCGTCTGCGCTCATTTCAGGGATGAACTTCTGGTAGATAGCGCTTTTCAGCAAACCCGACTTGGCAGGCGCTTTTGCTACCGCTTCTTCATAGAACACTTGCGCTCCTGCCTGGGCGCTTGCACGTATGGCGTTGTCGATCTTGTTGCCCATATTTGCAAAGGCAGCATGGAGTGAATCAACGTTAATTGACAGCCGCATTGACCACCTCTGCTACACAATCCACATAAGCGCCACGCACATCAGGTTGAACGGCCTCGATGTTAAAAACGGTGCTGCCGTGCAAAATGCGCTGGCCTGCGTTAACAGCTCTGTGGCGCATCCGAATCGATACCCTAACCACTGAAACGTCTGCGCCGCTTTTAATTGCACTAAGCCCCGTTTGGTAACGGATGTCAGCCCATACGGATGCTGTGGTTAGCCAAGAAGTGCTGGGCTGGCCGATGTCGTCCACGGTATCAACCAGCGATTGCAAAGCAACAAAGTGGCGCAGTTGGCCGGAACTCATGACCACACCCGGTACTTGTCCAGCAAACGATCTACAAACGTCATCTTGACAGTGGCGCGTGACGAATAAGACTCAGACTCTCTATTTTCATAAAGAGAAGAAACTTGCAGCTTGATCCACGCTTTGATGGCTTGCGGCACAGCAGCGGCATTGGCGTACCCGGCGACGTAGCGCACGACCACGGCTTCGGGTTGAATGCGCGTGGCGGGCCACTGTGTTTCGTAAACCGGAAGAAGACTCGCATAGCCGTAGTCGTCGGCGTTGTAAAGGTCGTAAGCCAAAGGGTCAAGCACAATCAGGTTGCCAGACTCATTTAGATAGTTGACGCTGGTAATGCTCTGCACTGGTACGCGGGTCAGAACAATCTGGTTATCAAATGCGTCCTGTTTCAGTTCCCACGTTTGCGTCATCAATGCGCGCCCGGTGGCCTGTTCTGCCATGTCCTGTGCCGCCCACAGCATTGATTCGATCAAATCGTCTT